TATCCGGTGTCGAACCGTCCCAGGTTGTCGGCAGGATCATCTTGTTGAAATCAGATGGGTAGACCACATTGGGCAGGCCATTGTTCCAGTAAGGAATCTGGCTGGTCAACATGATCTCGTTGGTATAGCCTCCGACCGGGTAGACCGTAGTTATGACTTGACCCAGGAAGGATTCACGGAAAACCCGTTTGGCCGCTTCCTGGGTCAGTCGCTCCGCCAGCCCAGCGTCAAGGTCAGGGCGCATTAACGAAACACGAATAACGAGTTCCCTGACCGTGAAATTACTCATGAATTGCTATCCTTTAGGCAGTTCATCCGCCCGAGCCTTGATGACCAAGGCAGTCTGTGCCTGGAGAATCTGAAGCATGAGATCACGCCTGCGGATTCCTTTGAGTCCCCATTGCCTGCCAATAACCTGAAGTTTGCGCATATCGCAACCCTCAAGTTCCCTCTCAGTATACATCGGACGCAATTCCTTGCCGTCCTCACCATCCACTTCCATGACAGCGACATCTTTCTCATCCATGACCAGAGTAAACTCCGGGGAAGTCCCCTCAGAATTCATCTTGGCCTGATAGTAAAGGATGTCCCACTTGGCACGGGGATCGAGATTGCGCAGAAAAGAACGGCCATTGTAGTTGTTGATGATCTCCTTGCACTGGCGGCATTCCAGTTTGATGGAAGGAGGGGGAAACTGACTGTCTACAGAGATGGTGGCTTGAGCCATGGGGTTTACCTCGTTGAAGTTGAAATGGGAATTATGGGGGCCGTGCCACGCATGGTCTTAGGCCCCCATGGGTTTGGCTTAGGTAAGCACAACCGAGAACTCAACCAGCAGCCAGGGCTTGGTGACGAGGAAGCCGAAGAAGTTCTGGCAACGGGTGCCAATACCGAACTTATTAGGCAGGATCAGGTCAGCCTGGACGTTGGTGAACTTGGTGGCCATGGTGACGGCTTCCGGATGCCCCGCAACCGTGAGGTAGGGGGAAGCGGTGGTGCCAGCGCCCGGAACAAACGGCGACTGGAGCACGTTGAAGCCATTGATATAGGCCAGGAAGCCCTCATAGAGAGCGCCCTTGGGGGTGCCAGCGTTCAGCGCATAGAAGGCCGGGTTGACGGTTAGGCCAAGCCGCATGTTGGGATGGATGACCAGGTAACGGTCTTCCCACGGGCAGACATCAATGCCGTTGCCAGCGCCGATGTCAAGATACTGCGAAGCCTGAGCGACATAGGTCACAGCGTTGGTATTGGGCTGGGTAGCCGAAATACCCGTAGACCAAGCGGTGGTAGCGCCAGTGGTAGCGGTGATCACGTTGGCCGCAGAGGCGTAGATCGAGCCAAGAATGGTCGATTCAATAGCCATACGCAGCTTGTTGATCATTTCGTTGATCAGAGCGCCTTCCATGTCAACATCAATCGCGGAGCGATCAATGTCAGTCACCCAGTACGCACCATTGAATGCGTAGTTGATGACAAGCTGGAGGGCGGAAGCCTGAATGGACTGCCAGTTGACATCACCATCGTTGGTCGCGGCGGAAACCGTCACATCAGGGATCTGACGGAGGTTAACCGTGGTGCCAGGGCCGAGGATGTCACCCTCCCAGTTCGTATTGCACATATAGTTCGTGATGCTTGCGGCATAGAACTTCTGGATGAACTGGAGCGGGTAAATCTGGGGTTTAAAGGCAGTAAGGTTATTGAAGGAACTGCCAACAATATTGCCAGCCATGTCAATTCTCCTTATTCAGTGACGGGAAGCGCGTTAGGCATGATGCTGATGGCGACATAACCAACATCAAGGACAGCGCCAGTCGCGGCAGCAGTCGCACCAAGGGTAACAAGGAGGTAGTCAGAAGCGGCCATATACCATTTCCAGGCCGTCGCGGGAGAAATGAACGTGCCGGTCGCAGCGGTGGAGACGTTGTTGAGATACTGGGAGTTGCTGGTGCCATCACCCACAACCACGGTCGAAGAAGCAGAACCGGCGGTCAGGACATTCAGGAAAGCCATGATGACAAAAGCACCCTGGTCAATGACCTCGGTTCGGACGATATCTCCGGTTCCGGGGGTAAGACCACCCCAATCCGGGGAGTTCTGCACGGTGAAAGCACGCCGACGAACACGGGGCGCGGCACCTTCCCAAAGCTGTTCCTGGCGATTAGGCAGATAGCCAGCGTTGGAGCCGGTGGTCTGGGGAATCGTCAGATCAATAGTAGCCATGATTTGATCCTTTATTTACTTCATTTGTGCTTGGATGCGTTCCATGAAATCTTGGGCTTCCGCCGCCTTCTGAGCACGCATCGCTGGAGAGTTTTTAGTGTTAGTCGAATCACGCATCAACCTGTCCATAATAGACTGGGCATTCTTGATTTCATAGTCAGTCAGCAAACGCTCTGGCTGAGGCGGTTCAACCCTGGTAGGAGCGGAACCAAGGGAAACAGCGGCAAGATCCCCAAGAGAAGGTTTCTTGGCTTTCCCAGCCGCAGGAAGCATGGACGCCTTGAATTCATTGATGACCTTGGCCACAAAGAAAGGCGTATGGGCCTGCGGGCTACTGATGGCATTGAGGTATTCCGTAGGCATCTGCATGGCCCAGTCAGTCAAAGGCTGACCTTTGGGACCATCCATCATGAACTCCTTGTAATCCGGGACCAACTTGGTAAATACTTCAAACCAAGTTCGTTGCTGATTGGTCGTTCGCTCGGCAATGAGATCCGCCTTGCGCTGTTCCTCTTGCTCACGGAGGGCCTGGAGTTCGGCCTGATGTCTACGTTCCACGGCTTCCAACTGCTGTTTGGTGGCTTGGTTCATGCGCCTAAGCCGGTCAGCAATAATCGGGTCCAGAGACTCAAGTTCATCATCCCTTTCGGGTTCATAAACAACCTGGGCCTGAGCCTTGGGTTGTTTGACCGCCTGCATGAGTTCCGCAAGCGTTTCCTTGAGAGACTTGAGTTCAGACTGCGTGGATTCCCGTTCTTCTTTGAGGTCTTTCGCCAAAGCAGCGGATCGCTGCATGAACGGGGTGAGTGCCTGGGTCGCTTCCTTATAACTCTTTTGCAGTTTCGCATATTCTTCAGCGGAAACAGCAGGAGCGGGGGAAGGCTCAACCACCACGGGAACCTGGGGCTCAGGGGCGGGAGTGGGCAACTCGATGACGGTATTGGCGAGGGCGCTGGCGGGGTCAGAGACTTGGCCGCTTTCAATCACGGGAGCCGGGGCAGATCCAGCATTGGGACCGGAAGCCAGCGCAACCTGATTATTCTGGTTGATACGGGCCAGGGCGGCATCCAATTCCTTCTGCCTACGGGCTGCGTCATGATTGGTAACGCGCTTTAGGGTGTTGGGATCGATCTCAGTTACGTTCGCCACGGTAAGCTCCTAGCAGGCTCCGGTGGAGTTGCTGCCTGTTTGAGTTGAAGTTGTTGAGGGTCTAACAGAGTCAAGAGTTCCTTGGCCAGATCAATACGGCCTTGGTTGAAAGTTACTGCAACTTGGTTTTCAAATGCGGTTTCAAGTTCGGAACGGCAACCTTCACGATAACGAGTAAGCCATTCACGCAGAATATCCCCATGCTCAGTGCTGCGCATGGCCTTGATCTTGTCAAGGATCTGTTCTGCGGAAATGTCTTCAAATCGTCTGGTCATCGTTTACGTCCCCTATGGGTAATAACCTTTTCAGGCTTAGAGGTTTTGGGCTTGGTTGGTGCGCCTTCTTCCTGGGTGGGAGGGGCCAAATGCGGGTGTTTTTCAAAGGGATTATGCGCAGGTTCAAACGGTCGGCCACCCATCTGATGCCCCATCTGGTGAGCCTCATTGACATTGCCAAGATGAGCCATCGTATCTTCCTCTGCCATAGCCGCCTTGATCTGCGGTGTGCCAATATTATATACATCATTGGCCAATTGCATATAGGCAAGGCGCAAAGGACTATTTTCAGGTGCTTCCTTGACCAGTTCGATAATGGCATCCTTGATAGGCATCTCGGCCCGGAGTTTAGGCTGGGCCTGGACAGAAGCATCAATGCCAGCCTGATAAGCGGCATTCTTCTGCTGCTCCTGCTGTTCCTGCTGCTGAATCTGGAGGAACTCGGAATCGCTATAGACCAGATCCTCAGAACTTAGACCAGAGTAGCGCAGGTAGGAGTTGAAGAAGTTGGACATCTTCAGCCGCTTGGCCTGATCCGGCAGGTTGCCAAGGTTCTGGAGCAATAGGCCCATGGCTTCAGTCAGGGATTCACGCGCCAGCAGGCCACGTACACCATGCGCCGTGACTCGGTAGGAACCCTTGATCGCCGGGTCATTGGAAAACTTTTGGAAGAAACGGATCTTGTTCTGGGTGCTGGGAACGATGTAATTCGTTTCAATGTTATAAACCGCCGTCTTGAGCGTGGTCAAGGCGTTATTCCACTGAAGGTTTGCGCCGCCAAAGGTCCGGTTATGGGCGCCTTCGGTTGAGCCATTCAGGAACTTGGGCAATCCAGTCTGTTCATCGGCAAGCCGTTCCTCGTTCTGCTGGACCTGGAGCATGGCCGTGAAGTCATACTGGGGCAGGAAGAACTCAATCGGCTTCATGGTGACGCCAACCTTACCCCGGACTCCCCAAATCTTGCGCGGTTTGATTTCCAGCACGGTCAAGGGATCGGCAAGCTGGTCAACGTCAACGGTCATCTGCGGAGCAATGGACATGGCCATGGCGTCCATCAAGGCCCGCTCACAGCCCTGGATGCCATCATGCTGGTCGAACATCATCTCGGCAACGCCAACGCCCCACAGGCTATTGGTGGCCACAGAGTAAGGAAC